ACCTTTCGCTGTGTCAATACGAGTTGATTGGTCATTACCTCTTACAGGGATGTAAAAGTCTTCCATCATGTTCATCATATTGAACTTTAAATTATATTGACCTGTTGTTGGGTCAACATAAGGTACTTTTTTAAGTTTTTGAACTGTTTTCTGCATAAATGCTTCTACCTCATTTGGAGGAATAGCACCTACATTCATATAAAAAATACGTTTTTCAGGAGCACGAACAATTCTATGAATTAACATCGCATCTTCCATTAAAACCATTTGTTTAAATATCTTACGGCCTGGTTCTAAGTAACTTCTACCATAAGGTAAATAGTTAACATCACTTATTAATCTAAAGTGAGCCATTTCATAATTTTCAAAATAAATATCTGATGTAGCGGTACCTAAAGCGTATTGTGTTTGGGGTGTTGTAATACCAGATACACTTGTTGGATCGTATTTAAATCTTACATAGGTAGGATTTTTAATGTCTGTACCTTCTTCTCTAATAATTGAATAAGCAGAAAATGGTATCACATTATATACACCAAACTTTTCAGCAATTTCTAATTTAAGATAAAAATCACCATACTTACACATATTGCGAGCCCAACTCCATAAGTTAAATTCAATATTTAATACATCATAGAATAAGTTGTATAATATCTTTTGAATATTTTCGTCCGCTGAGCGAATATGAAGCATTTCACCATGCTCATTTTTTAAAGTACACTCATCAGCTATAATATCTAAAGCAGATGCTACAATAGCGTCTGTATCCATTGATTCATAGTCTGTATAAAGTTGTACTCTTAATGTTTGGTAGTTATAAACGTTGTTAACGTTGTAAATACCTGCGCCTGATGTAGTGTAGATTTTAGTAAATCTATCAACCAATGCGTTAGTTTGTAAAGTACCTAGTGATTGAATACGATCAGTATCTATTACTCTTAATTCATCACCTCCTACATTTCGAATAACGACATCTGAGGAGAATAATCGTTTAAGATTGTCAAATAATCCCATAATTGTTTGTATATGTTATAAATATTTATTTTATACCAACCAGCTAATATCTTCCATCTGTCCTGCACCATTATCCATTTGCCATGGGTTGTCACTTTGTGGACTATGAGGTGAGTACATGCTGTTTGGCCCGGTATTATATGAAATTCTTCCTATACCTCCAAGTGAAGCGCGAGTTAAATCCATACCTGTTTGAGAGAATTTTAAAGCTGTGTCACGTAAAAACATACCAATACCAAATGCCATTACAAGATCGTCATTATATCCGTCATTGGCTTGTGCTTTACCATGTTTCCAAACAAACGTCCTTAATTCTTCTAATGTTCTACGTGATTGTATAATACAAGCTCGTTCACGCATGTATGCTTCTAATTTTGAAACAATAAGTGGTCTAGTTTTGATTGAGTTTGTGAATCCAGGTACTAAATTATTGTCATATCTACTTAAAAAATTATCCATTGTAATATTAGCAGTATCTGATTTAGATGAATAATAAACATTTTGATATCCTCTATCTAGTACTGTTTGTATTGTGTCCCAACCTATATTAGCGTTTTCTACCACTAGTAAGGCGTTATTCCATTCAGTAGCTATAGATACTAATAAATGACCGTAGTCTCTAGTACCAAGTTGTCCTTTATATTCTTCTACTTGTTTGGCACTTTCAATATCAATAACATGACATGCGGAATAGTCTTTTCCATCACCGCGAGCGACGTCCGCTACTACAATATAATTTTTTGAATAGTCAGGATATTCCCAGCGCCATAAATTACCATCAAATCCTCCTTTAGCTATTGGATCCGCTTGATATGTTTGAATATAAAAATTTAAAATATCAGGTTCAACAACGGTATCACCTGAAGTAGTGAAATCACAATCACATTCTTGAGCAGCATTTCTAATTCCTAGAATAGCATCTTGTTCATCTCTCCATTTTTGGCTTCTTTCTGGATGTACTATCCAAGGTAATTTTATAGATACAAATCCATTTTTACCTTCTTCACCTCCAATAAATGTTCTATGGAACCAGTTACCTGTACCAAATGGAGTTGATATAGCTATACATTGTCCTCCTGTTGCTAAGGTTTGTTGAGCAGAAGCGAATATTTCATCTATACCTTCAATAAAGGCAGCCTCATCTAGTAATAACAAAGATACGGCTTCCGATCTACCAGCATCACCTGTAGCACCTACTGCCTTAATTTGAGAACCATTTGCTAATTTAAGACTTAATTTATTATCTTCTACTGCTTTTAGTTTAAGCCATGTAGGTAAAGCTTCATAGGCAAAACGTACTTTAGTAACCATGTTCTTAGCAGTTTCTTGCTTAGTAGCAATACAGAGTACATTTTTATCTTTTTGAAATAACATCAACCATAAGGCATATGCTGATGATAATGTAGAAATACCTAATTGTCTTGATTTATTTACAACATTATATCTGTTCTTTTTAAACTGATGTAATACCCCTTCTTGAAAGGGGTATAAATTAAATTGGATACGACCACGTTGTGGGTGTTGTATCCAATAATATTTTTTCATGAAATAAACAGGATCAGTAGCGCACTTAACATATTCCTGTTTAATTATATCCTTTATATTCTGTTGTTCACTCATATACTTTGTTGTATACAAATATATAAGAAGAGCCTAACCTTACGGGGTTAGACTCTAGAACTATAATACTGAGACTATAGCGGGGCAAATGACTTAGAGCAGATCTTACGGTATGCGGTTAAGTACTATTATTTTGCTAGCATTAAATAAATTAAACCGCCTGTAATTAATCCAGCGCCGATTTTAGTAAACTTATTTTTAGCTTTTAATTTAGAATTTTCTAATTGTAATGTATTATATTGGAATTTCCAATCTTTAATTTGTGTTTGTTGGTTAACCATAATGTTTTTATATGTAGTTTCTTTAGAAACATACTTACTAATAACACTATCTTTATTTGATACTCTTGTTTCTAAAGTAGCAATTGAGCTATCTTTTAACACTATAATTTGTTTAGCACCATCTAATTCTACTAAATCCTTAGCAGCACTAACTAATACTGGTTGTGCTACAGGTAATGGGTTAGTTACTGTATCTGTTGGATAACGTTTATTAAATGAACTTACTAACTCATGTTCTGTAAAATTATCAATATTGTTTTTTTCAACTTCAATAGTTTCAACAATTTTAATTATTTTTGTTTTTTGATGAACTAACTTATCAGATAAAACATTATCTACATAATTTAATGAGTCAATAACTGCATCTTCTTTAGTTATTACTAACTGCATTGAATCAACTGCATGTACTAAACTGTCTTGTTTTGCTTTAAATTCACTTGTTAATCCTATATTAGTTACTTTATCAAAAGCTAACCATAATATGAATAAAAGTAAAATAACTGGTAAAATGTATTTTTTCATAAAATTTAAATTTCTTCTTCTCCGTCTAATTTGATTGGTTCATCATCAATTCCTAAAGCTTTTAATTCATCATCATCACTCTTTTTCTTTTTACTTGCAATTGTAGGCATTGTTGGTTCATCTAATGCTTTAAGAAGTTGTTTAAGAACATTCTTAGTATTTGTAGGTGTAAATTTATATTTGTCAAGATCATTTAATACTTTAACATATGCTACTTGATCTTCTGATTTTAATGCTTTAAGTGCATCTACAAGTTGACTAATTAATTCAGGTAATGCTTCTTTAGCTGTTTCTTTTGATTTAGCATTAGCTGATTTTAAATCAGAGCTTGACATACCTCCATCTTCAGCTTCTTTAACTACACGACCTGTTTTCATAGTTGATGTAGCATATTTTTTAATAATTTTATCTATTAATCCTGAATAGCTATTAAAGAAATCACCTACTTTAGAATTTAATGGAGTTGCTTTTGGTAATTTAAGTCTAGCTAAATCTTTTTCTGTTGGGCCTTCTTCATCATCCTTACCCATTGCTTTTCTACCTTTAAGTTTTGACTTACCTACAAACATATCCTCAGCATCACCATAATCACCAAAATAACCACCTTCTTCTTCATCATCAGATGTAGATGTAGGTTTAACAGTAGTTGCTTGTAATAATTGATTACGAATATCAGGAGTGAAAGACCAATTAACACCAGGTGCTGAATTTTTCTCAATATCGCTTTTTAATAACTCAACATCCATAGGTTTGATGCTTTGCTCTTTAGCTTGAGTTAAGAAATAATTAATAACTTGTTGTTTTCTATCTGTTTTATAAAGTTCA